TGTTTGCTAGTACTGATGGCGTTATCTTTGTTGTCATTTATTCTGTCCTTTTAATACTTCAATTTCTGCTTTAAGTTCTTTAATGGCTTCAATCAAAACACCAACAATATTACCATAAGCTACTGACATAAATTCATCTTCACTTGAGGCCTCCATGACAACTTCAGGTAATACTTCCTTCATTTCTTGTGCAATGACACCAACACCCTTTGTGCCTGAATCAATTCTTTCATAAGTAACACCACGCATCTTTGATACAGTGTCTAAAGCATTTGTAATTGTTTCAACATTTGTTTTTAATCTTGCATCAGAATAAGCAGTAACGTTGTTTCTAAACACAGCACTACCATTAGTGTCTAATGTCATTCTATAAGAGTTTAATCCATCCGACCATCCACCAATTCTAAAGATGTTATCATTATCTAGACCCATATTAATCGCAAATGAACCTGGTCTGTGGAAGGACATAGTTGCATGGTTTGTACCTATAGCACCGTTGTTACCGTAAGCTGCTAATGTTCCTGATTGGCTTGCTGTGCCAACACTCGAATCACTTCGGAAATTTTGGCTGCCAGTAACAATACCACCAACTGCCAAAGTTATTGCTTGAGAACCATTTATTAAAAGTGCCTGGCTAGGCAATTCATACTGTGTGCCGTTGTTGTATAAGTAACGATTTTTTGCCTTGTTTAAGTAAATGGCACCAGTTGTATCTCCGGTTCTATATGCAGTAATATCACCATCTACTCCTAATATAATTTTGCCGCCGCCAGTAACAGTTGTTTCGCCTGTAAATGCTGCACCAGATAATTTTGCTAGGCCTGATGGTAGTCTTGCATCAGCCAATGTTCCTGATGTAATGTTACTTGCATTAGTTGCATCTGTAATGGTTGGAAAGTCGGAAATTTGTGACCTGGTAATTGAAATTTGTGATGAACCAGCAGTAGTCAACCTACCCTTTGAATCGACAGTGAAGGTTGCAACTGAAGATGAACTACCATATGAACCAGCTGTCACTGTTGTTGTTGGTATTCTAGCTTCAGGTAAGGTGCCTGAAGTAATGTTAGTTGCACTGGTTGTATCTGTTGTAGCAGATGTTGCAAAGGTTGGATAACCAGTAATTTGTGAAGTTGCAATTTGAATTGCAACGTTAGATGCGCTAGTAATTCTACCCTTCGCATCAACAACAAATTTTGGTATTGAACTTGCTGTACCATAACCCGTTGCAGCTACGCCAGAATTATTCAATTGAGAGTCTGCAATAGTACCAGTAATTTTTGTACTTGCGAGACTTGTTATAAAAGATGGATTGGCATATGATTCACTTGAATACAATCCGTTTGTTACTGTGCCTGCATTACCAGTAATACTATGTGAAAGTGTGTAACCTGAATTTGCATGATTAGTCACATATGCGGTTGTCGCAAACACAGTATTCGATCCTAAGTTTATCGGCATCGTCAAACCATTAACACGACCAGTAAATGTGCCACCAATTATTGGCATCTTTCTAGTTTCTAGGTTGTCAATTGCATCTTGAATTGTTGCACCAACCATATTACCTGACGCAGGACCATAAACAATGTTGTTTGCAAAGTATTCATACACTGCATAACCATCAACCTCAACCAAAATTTTATCACCTGTTACTGGTGCGCTTGTGAACTGAACAATTGAGTTTGAAGTGAATGCAAAATATTCGGATTCTAATTGACGCACACCGTTAATATATGTTCTTAGTTGTGTACCAACACTAAAGGTTGGTGTAGTAAATTTGGTTGTAAGGCTGTCACCAGTATATGACAAACGTGATGATGAAATTCTAGAACCTGGTTGTGTACCGCCGCCACCTTCACCTGTGCCACCGGTTACCCAAGAATAACCACCTGAACCATCTGTACCCAAAACTTTTCCTGCGGCACCTGAACCTGCTGCAGCAGTGACAGTCAAACCAAATAATGATGCGTAGGATGATGTTCCTGTACCGCCTTGGCCAACCTGTAGTGGTGTTGTCAGTGACAGTGCAGCAAAGGTTGGTGAACCTGTTGTGGTTAGGTCTTGTGATGTGCTAATTGACAATGTGTTACCAGTATCATTATCATTTGTGGCAAATATAACAATACCATTGTTACTCTTTAAGGTAACACCTGCTGCACTTGCAGAAATTGAACCTGTTGTTCCACGAATTGAAGAAATAACACTGTTTGCTTTTGTGAATGCTGCGTTGGCTTGTGCAAATGCTGGTGCAACCTGAGGTGCCACATTGTTTGCAGATTCAAATGCTGCATTAGCATGAATGAAGGCCGCATTAGCAAACGATGCAGTTGTATTTTGTGCTGTATAAGATGAGTTGGCTCTAACAAAGGCACCATTAGCAAAACTACTAGATAAAGTAAAACGATTTTGTAAGAAGGTATTTGCTGTTTCAATTCTTTCATTTAATGTATTTGCAGCCAAAGAGGAGGCAACACCTAATGAACTTGTAGAGGTTAATACATCGCTAAGATGTTCATCTGTTAAAATTCTGTAATAATTACCACTGTTTGTTTCGTAAATGTCCCAATATTCTTCTGTTTCATTCCAACGAATCTCTCCGTTTGCACCAGTTTGTCCTCTATTTACAACAATGCTACTAAATTGTCCTTCATTTGAACCTGCATTGATTGTGAAAACGTTGGAGTTATAAATCGTTGCTCCGTTAATAATGAAATTACCACCAACCGATAGTTGTCCTACAGTTTGTAAATTACCAACAAATACTGATGCGTCATTAGCATCAATTTTTTGTGTCACACTCATTGTTGCAGTGTTTACAGAAACATTTGATTGTAATCTGTTTGTAAATGTATTAGCAGTTACATTCAATAATGGTGTAAAGACTATGCTGTTTGCTTCTAGTCTATTTGCAAATGCTGTTGTTGATACACTTAAAATTTGTGTATTAACGGATGTATTTGCCTGTACTTGGTCAATCAATGCACGTTGAGTCACAGATATAGTTTCTGTATTGGCTGATGTATTGGCTTGTAAAGTATTGGTATGAGTTTTACCTGTTACAGCTATAGCTGCAGTGGTAATTAATGTGTTTGCAATTAAATTTTTTGTCCAACTGGTGTTAACAACACTTGAGTTGGATGTATTCGTTGACGAATTTGCTTGTAGAACCTGAGTTAATGTGGTACCCTCAACATCTATTGAAGGTGTATAGATGTGTAAGTTTGCAGTAAGATAATCACCAAAAGAATTTATTGAATGTAGAGTTGGTGTGGTTATATTTGAAGATGCAAAGAACGATGTAGAATTGGTGTTACCTACGGTTAAACTATTATTTTGTAGGTATAATGTATTTGCATATATTACATTACTAAAGACCGTGTTTGATGCGAAAACATCGGTTGAATATGTGGATCCTGTGACGAAAGAACTATTACTTACGAATGAATTGCCTGTGATAAATGCTTCTGGAACAACTATAGTAGAGTTGGCAACCAAAAATTTTGCATATAGTGTATTAACTACAGAAGCATTTGAAGTGTTTACGGATGAATTGGCTTGCAATCTATTTGTATGTAATGTGTGTACAATAGATGCGTTGGATGTGTTAACACTAGAGTTGGCTTGTACCGAGTTGCCAAAGATACCAGTTGTTATAGAAATAGTTGCAGCGTTAATAACGGTGTTAGCCTGAATTTCTGTGGTTGTTATAGAAGTGTTTGATTGTAAACGACTTGTGTAAATATTATTGTTTGCGGTAAGTACACCTGTAACAACTTGATTATTTGATTGTAGTTTGCTGGTGTATGTTGTACCAGTAACAGATAAAGTTTCTGTATTAACTTTTTGACGGGCTTCTAGAATATTTAAATCTAGGTTTCCACCAACATACAAATCACCACCAACTCTTGCGTTATTTGCTACTCTTAATCCATTTCCAGAACCTAAAACATTCAATACGTTTGCAATGTTTGCACTACCAGATGCAACCAAACTCAGTTCTGTGTTTGTGAATCGACCTTGACGTTCTACTGTCAAATCATTTTGTACTGTCGCAGAAGAACCAACACCTTGAACACTCAACGATTTTTGTATGATGACATTACCATTTGATTGTAGCGCAGTCAAGGTACCTTCTGAAAGATAAATTGTACCAGAATCTTTTACATAATTGTCTTTGGCCAATGTATTATTTTCAGCAATCAATGCACTGGTTGCAGTCAACCAATGTCCGAATGTGTTGGCATAATTTAATGAGGTAACTGTATTAGCCATTTTAACCTTTTTCTAATAGTTTTAGTAACAAACTTTTTATTTCTGTCATGTCTTGTTTCATTTCTGTGATATCAGACTTTACTTTATTTATTTCTTCCTTTTGAGACTCCATACCACGGCGTTTGGCCAAGTATTCATCCAGTCCAGTTTTATCCTGATTAATTATGGCACCATTTCTAGGGTCTCTCACCAATTTAGTGCCTTGTACTTTTAACAAATGCATAATTATACGGTATTAGTATTTGCTGGTAGAGCGATACATCTCATATCGGATAAGAAAGGAACAAGTGTTTCATCTGTAGTTGTTAAAACAATTTTGATAGCGAACTGGCTAAATGTGTAATATGTTTGTCCATTGTTACCCAAATAAGAAATATATCCTTGGTCTTTACCTAGTGTTCCTGGAGCAAAAGTATACTCATGTAAGTCAGCTCTTGCTAGTGAATATGCACCATCAGAACTGTTTGTTTTTGTCATTAATTGCCAGTAACCATCATCAAATTCTTGAGTATCATTTCTACTCAATACTTTATAGTAAACATTGATATCGGTTCCTAATGGACGATATGCAGCCATGTAAACATTCAGGTCACCAGAATCGAAGCCACCTTGCAGTACAATTTTCTTGGTAATATATCGTGTTGCTGCTGGTCCACCTTTTGTTGATGTTTCTCCAGCAACAATTGCAGTTGCACCTGTTCCTGGTGTATTGTTTGCATCAACTATTGTAACAGTTGGTGTCTGAATGTATCCAGCACCTGGTGTTGTAACATAAATTGCATCAATTATACCACCAACCACATTGGCTATTGCGTATGCTTGTTCACCATTTTTACCAGTTGGTGGTGAAATTGTAACTGTTGTATTCTGAACGTTATAACCACTACCACCATTGGTGATTGATATTAAACCATTTGATAAAGGACAATTATTAATATCATATTGAATCGTGAATAAAGAAGTTCCAGCATCGGAAATAATAGGTGATACTGCATCATCTTTTGACTCTAGGTAACCATACAAGGAGAAAGAAGTCGTTGAATTGGCTTGAATTATTCTTTGACCTCTATTGTCATTCAAATAAATGTGTTCAAACATTGTTGTACCATATTTACCAGGATTAATATTAACCTCGGATGTATCTGTGCCATTTTGCAATGTTGCTGAATAGGTATATGTAATTGCTGTTGATGAAGGAACAAAATCTGTTGTTGTAACATTAAAGGCATCAACTAACATATCTATATTTGAGGTTGTTTCGACCACATTAGTCATATTGTTTGCATTGGTGTAATAATCAATTTGATTTTCAACTAACGTTCTCTGTGGCATTTTCTTAGGAACAACCATTCTAATCGAAGGTGTTTTTGTTATGTCAAACTTAGCACGTTCAATTGTAAACATTAAACTTTGATTTTGGTCTGCTTGCCATGTTTGTGAATTTTGTGACAAGAATAATGAACCCACATAAGGAGCTGTTGCAATTTTTGTAATTGAACTTGGATATGGATCAGATGCTAGATTCTTTACAGATGATGGTAAAGCTGTGTCACCGTTTGCAGCACAATATATATTGTATTCATTTGAAGAAGAACGTACAATCATTGCATACAACACATCAGATTGAATGTAAACTGGTGAATCAAAAACAAATTCAGTATACGCATTTTCATCCAAATATTGTGGTGAAGTTGTCGTTTTGACTTTGTATGCTGGTAGTGTAACAATAGAATTATCTAATGTGGTACCATTTGGATAACCGTTTAGAGTACCAACAATAGACAATCTTACTGGTGCAGTATCACTCACTGGTTTTGATGAGAAGAATACTCTAACTGAAGCTAAGTAAGCACCATTAGGGAAATTCGATTTATCAATAATAAATGTTTGTGCAACAGGATCATGTTTAGTATACCAATAGGCATTTTTTACATCTACTACTGTTTCAAATGTTACTACATCACGTTTCTTTGTTTGCAAGAAGGTATCTTTTGCGCCAGCTGGTGATGCACCGAAATCTATATTTTGTTTGTTAACTTGCAAACCGGATGCATAGAATGTACCTTCCGCAAATGTTGTTATAGTGGCTTCGTTTCCATTGAAACGATTGTCCATACGGAACACTCTAGTACCTGTGTGAAAAGTGTTTGCTGGTACAATAAATATACCAAAGAAACTTCCTTGTTCATCTGTTGTAAATGGGCCAATAGAATATAGGTCATTAACTGAGCAGGATATTCCTGTAGCCAATGTCAATACTTTGCTTGTTCCATTGTAACCTGTAATTACTGCTGATTGACCTTGTCCGTTACCTGCATTAATATACAATGTACTACCAACATAATCTGTGCTTGTCGAAGAAGCCAAACTTGACAATACTATTGTTGTTGAATTGGTAACGGCTTGTACTAAACCACCATTGTGTTTTTGGCTACTAAATGTTCCTGATGCCGTAGTGCTTTGATACACACCTTCAGCATTAAAGAAAGCATTTCGTATAGTTTGGCCATTGTGATATGTTGTTGTTCTACCATCTCCTGATACATACAATCTTAGTGCATTAGAATCCGGATAATCATATATGCCAATAACAATACCTGTTGGATAAAACGTTCCTGATGTGTAGTAACCAACGATATCACCCATTTGCCATGGCCCAATAGCATTAGTTAGTTCAATCTCATTTGCTTTTTTGATGTAGTTATCAACACTAACTGTATCGAAGAAACTATAAATTGGTGTTTTGTATAACATCTCCTGAGCTCGCACAACAATTTCTTGTTCTCTCATCCATGGTAAAATACTAATGTCATTGATGTAACCATTATTTAAAGAATATGTATTATCAATTTGACTATATGCACCAAGTATATCTGTTCCGGTTTGATTTGTTACGGTTTGATATGTTGATGTTGTTGTTGTTTGTGTAACATGTTCTAATGTTCTATTATCAATCCATCTAGTTTCCCAACTAGCAGATGTTGACGATTGTGAATCTAATGTTGTCACACCAGAAACTGATTGCCAATCACCTGAAACTAAGGTGTTGACCACATTGGAACTCTGCCAAATATGCAGGTTAGGATCAACAATCAATAATGATGGTGAGTATGTTGTGTCTACCCAAGTGTCAACGTTAGGTGATAGTGAAATCAAACCTTTCGCATTTGTTACTGAGAAGGGATTTAAATTTACGGTTCTACTTGCTAATCTTTGTGCAACAATATTCGTCACAGTATATGGCAAAGAAAAATAGTTTGTATAACCGTCAGAAGTTCTAGCAAAGTTTAAACCGGAAATAGCAGAGCTCGTTGGTCTACCCATGTTATAGGCTAGAGCTAAACTCTTTAATGGAAAATTCTTGACAGTTTGTTTTGCTGTCATCTGTTTAGTTCTGCGGTTAATATTCGCACTGAAGTCTGCAATACCAGCATCAGCTGCTGAGTAACCAGAAAAATCATCCACCATAATACCGTTTTTGAATCTGTTTAGTCCAAATGCATCTGATATTTGTAATGAGTTTGCGTTCTGCTCAAGTGCATTTAATGCAGTATAGTATTCAATTCTATTAATTCTTGTATCTAAACCAGCAATGTCCGACATTGTATAACGGCGGTGTTGTAATGATTCGATTGATAAGTCTGACAATCCTGTTGGAATTTCTGTTGGTACATATCCAGTATATGGTCTATGTATCAGGTTGGCCAACACCAATGCACCTTCAGGTTCATTTGGTAACAAAGGATTTATTGAAGGAGAACCTTCAATTATTTGTATTGCTTTGTCTTTTGTTATGATTAATTTGTCCTTACGACCAAGGTAGTAAGAGTAATCACAAATAAATGTTGATAGATTTGCTGGTAGCAATGAACCTGCTCTTGGTGATCCGGGATTAGAATAACGGAAAACAAATTGTGTCTGTGCATTTAGTCTTGATGGCCTAAAATCAATACAATCTCTCAAAGAATATACTGCACCATATTTACTAACGTATGATGGTATTTGATTATAGTCTTCTGGTGAACTTGAGTTATCAATGTATGACATTTTACTAAAGTAACCATCACCACCACTGTGTTTGTAGTAGTCAACAATAACAAGAAGATTTCCTGTTGGCTTAATTGCACCTGGTCTCAATGATACTGATGCATGGTCATAGTAATTATCTTTTTGGCCATTATCAAATGTGTAACGGCTGGTAACATCATATGAACTGTTAGTTAACATTGCAAGTGTCGGTACTATATCAGTTTTTGTATCTATAATCTTTACGAGTTGTTTAACATCAGACAAATATAATGATTGTTTAACACCGTTTGAAAGAACACCTGATGCTTTAATGTAAATGTGACCAGTTGAACTTGCTGAATCATCAACAAAAGTATTTGTTGCAACTTGTGTAACATATCCTGATGCATTACTAGTAACTGTGCCTGTGTTTCCTGTAACTAAATTTTTGATTCTTAAGATGTGGCTGGTATTTGTACCATCAACAACAAAAACTTTTGCAATGATTGTTGCGGTGAAGGCCGATAAATCGGATGTTGGTGTAGTAAATGTTGCAACTGAACCATCATTATTTAAAGAAACAGCTCTACCATTAAATGTCCATGGAATAACTTGACCATTAGTTATGGTACTATTTGATTGTCTGTCTGTAACAATAACTGTATAACATTGTTCTACAACATCAGTTGAGAGTGTTGTGCCTTCGTTACCCAAATGTTTAATAACACCCGCATAACTACTTGTGTAATCTAATGAGGCTGATAATGTGGATCCAGAAACGTTAAAGTTTACGCCTTTAATTTCTTGATATGTTGTATATGATGGTGATGATATACTTTCAACATATGGATTGCCGATTGGATAAATCATTTCGGCTATATTTGGATTAAAAAATTCTGTATCTCCTGCTGGTAAATTACCTGATTTTCCAGAATTGTCAATCTTTGCACTTGCATATTTAACTTTTGGATATGCACCATCACTATTCGTAAACACCATAGACTCAATATCTGGTGTATCAAAATTCAAAACATACACAGAAGTATTATCCGGTACAACACTCCAAGATTGGTTTACTGTTGCGGCTCTTGTTGTACCATTGTAATTGGAAATGGTTCTTGTTTCACCAGCGTTTGTGCCTTTGATAATTGAAATATCTACACCAACATAAGCATTATCAACTGTGGTTGACTGGCCAAGACTGGTCAATGTAACCATGTTTGAATTTGCTGATATTACATTTGCTGAAATTGATTTATTTACAAGGTCAAATACGTGTGCTTTGTAAATATATGTTGATGGATCATTGTTTGTTGGACTACTTTCAAATTGAAGTCCACGAATATAAGCTGTTGCAACCAATGTTGAATTGTAAGTTGTTGCATTTGCGGTAATGATATCTGTGTTAGCAACACAATGAAAGTCTACTGTGTTTGCTGTTGTTACAGGAAAGGTTTGTGTACCTGAACCAGCAACATTACTTACTAAGAAATAACTGCCATAATCTATAAAGGATGGTTCATTATTTTGTGAAGCTGTTGTTCTTGCACGATTTGAAATCAGGTTAATTGGTGATGGATTCTCAACACGATAACCGTGAACATATGCCAACCCTTTACTAACACTCATTGTATATTTGTCTTCGTCAGCCGCATAAGATTTTGGTGTTAATTTAAAGTCTTGGATTATATAATCACCATTAGTTTCATAGTCACGTTTGGCAAAGTAATCATCAATGGTTGCATAGACTGAACCATCAACCATTCGATACACACTACCATCTTCTATACGAACTAACTCAATGAACAATGCATCGTCACCAAAATATAATGGTCTTGATGATAGTTGTAAACTAATTACATAACGGTCTGCACCTGGAGCCTGATAGTTAGATGCACCAACTGCCGGATCTAATAGTGAATTATCATTTGCATAATCAAAAATTGTTTCGGTAATTTCCAAACCAACTCGTTTTGATGGAATATTGCCGTATTTGTCCAAGATAACTGTTTGTGGGCTTACTTGAACGAAGTTACCTAGTACATAAAAAACACCTTGTGAAATGGATGCAATTGATGCGGATCCAACCGATTCACTTGGCATAGCTTGACAAGTTAGATTTGAATTTGCGTCATAGATAATATCATTGTCTGTGAATTGTGTACCAGTTTTATAAGAAACAATCAGTGTGGCTGGATCACCTTCACCAGATGTGCCTGTTGCTACCGCAGTTGTTATAACCCTAGCAACAACAGTTCCAGTAGCATTTCTAATTAATTTATCCTGGAATTGTTCAACATCAATAGTGATGCTTTCAAATGAATCCTGAATCTTAACATACTTTACATCAAAATTGGTTGTAACCTGGCCACCGGTAACAGGAGAATTTTGTTTGAAAATGTTGTCCGCAAAACTGGTGATTTGATTTTGTAATATAGTTTGTGCTTGTGTTAATTCTCTTGCTTGTACAGCAACACCAGGTTTAAACAATATACGATGAAAGTTTTTTGTTCCATCGAAATCGTCATAGTATGGATCAACGTTAAAATTTAAAGCCATTTTTTTCCCTTAGAAACCTAATACGAATCTGAATTGTTCTATGCCATCAGTACTTCTTTGAACACCGGATCTATTCTGTACATAAATCATATAACCAGAATGAACTGCAAAATTTGGAGTACTGTATGACAATAATATTCTTGTTGTTTTTGAGTCTTGCCCAAATAATGGACTGTTATTTGCTGGAGTGCCTGTTGTATTTATCAGCTTAATTAAATTGGAACCACCATCAAAACTCAAAACGTTTGCATAAAATGTTGGATTGGCCAGAGTACCTTGATATACAAACTCATCAGCTGTGTAACCCGCATCTGAACCTGGAGCCACAACAATGTTTGTTGTTGTGCTGTAGATAATACCATTGGCTGGGTTTGGATTGAATTGTTTTGTGGTTGGATTCACCAAGATACCAACTTGATGATAGTCGATATCTGTTGGCACGAAACCATTTTCATCACCATCAAATTCAGCGGTCAACATAACGTGTTCGCAACCCAATTCAGAAATAGGATCAAAGCCGTGGCCACCAATCGGTGATGTTGCCCATGTAACGTTGGCGTTGCCGCCTATTGTGGAAGTCACTGCAATATTGGCGTAGGTATAGTTGCTACCTGGATTTACCACAATAATATCTCTAACTGAACCACCATCCACCAAAGACTCCACGTTTGCGGATGCACTTGCACCTGTGCCGTCACCTGTGATAGTAACATACACGACCGCATTGACCGTGTCGTATCCTGACCCACCATTTATGACGTTGATAACATCTATACTGCCCGCACCTGCACTGGTAACTAATGGATTAGGAGTGTTTGAACCCACCTGCACAGGCATCCATTCTTTGTCCATGAATTTTAGTTTTAGACCAGTGTCGATGGTGTACATAAATTTCCATTTGTAACCATCGTCACCTTGGAAGATTCTGTTAGCTGAGTATGTACCAGGTTCAAAGTATGGTTCTCTTGTTGATGCACCAGCGTTGTTGTTCCACAAACACTTGAAGACTTGGTCGTATTTGTTTTTGACGTAGAATGTTTTGGTTATAAAACCGTTTGCATCTTTGACCAACATATCAACATCGTCACGGAAATAATCATACACTATGCCTGTAGTCCAATTTACTCGTTGAATGACTGGTGAAATGTCACTTGTCTTGATTTGTTTTGCAACAAAGATGTTCTTTTGAATTTGTTTCATTGACTTTAAGTCACCTGTTGGTGTAACAGGATTATTATTGTCTGCCCATGGAGTTGGCTTGGCCAAGAAACAATAGTAAGAATGAATTGGTATTGTAATTGCAGGTGGTACTACTGCAACTGGTGCATAATACAACAGGTCTATCTGAGAAACCTTTGATGCGCTTGTGAGTATGTTTTTATTTGCCATGATTTATTTATTATGCCTTTGTAATAGCTACAAAAGTATTTTGTGTCGTTCCGTCAATACTCATGTATCTTGCCAAAATGGTTGTTGTTGCCGGTATTGTATATGTTGTTGTATTAATTGTTGAATTTAATGCAGAAACTCCGTGTGTAAACACTTGACTTGTTGCAGCAGTATTTGTAATCCATGCAACAACTTCTTTACCTGTTAACAAATTAGATAGTGTAACTACCAATCCAGCGGCAGTCTGAGCACGAACCAATGATTGTGTTGTCATATCAATTGTGATTGCAGTCTGAACACCAGCTAAAACTGTCGGTGTATAAACGAAACCGTTTTTTGGTTCAATTGATCCGGTGGTAATCAGGCTACCAGCAAGTGTGCCACTTGCATTTGCTAATGCATTGTTTGCTTTGGTGAAGGCACCATTAGCGAATGATGCACCAGAATTGGCTGTTACAAAGGCACCGTTAGCAAAACTAGCAGCTGCATTGGTTGTTTCAAAAGCACCGTTAGCAAAAGAGGCTGCTGAGTTGGCTACTAAGAAAGCACCATTAGCAAATGATGCTGTAGTATTTTGTGATGTATAGGATGCATTGGCTGTTATAAACGCACCGTTGGCAAATAATGCACCAGAAGTTGCTGTAGTTGATGCTGCATTAGCAGTTTCAAAAGAACCATTAGCAAAACTGGCAGCTGCATTAGCAGTTACAAATGCACCGTTAGCAAATGATGCTGTAGTATTTTGTGATGTATAGGATGCATTAGCAGTTACAAAAGCTGCATTAGCAAATGATGCTGTAGTATTTTGTGAATCATAGGATGCGTTGGCTGTTACAAAAGCCGCATTGGCAAATGATGCACCAGAATTAGCCGACACAAATGCACCATTAGCGAATGACGCACCACTATTAGCAGTTATAAAAGCCGCATTAGCAAATAATGAATTTGAGTTTGCCTTATCATAAGAAGCATTTGATGTAACAAAAGCCCCGTTTGCAAACGATGCGGCACTATTAGCCTGTGCATAACCAGAGTTGGATCTTGTGAAGGCCGCATTAGCAAACGATGCAGTTGTATTTTGTGATTCATAAGATGCATTAGCAGTTATAAATGCACCATTAGCGAACGTTGCGGTAGTATTCTGTGCAACATAAGAAGCATTGGCTGTAATGAATGATGCATTGGCAAATAATGCGCCAGAATTGGCTGAAAGAAATGCACCGTTGGCAAAATTGCCAGCAGAATTTGCAACGCTTGATGGTGTATTTGCCTGTAAGAAAGCCGCTTGTGCATATGCATCAGACAATCCAAAAATTTGTTCTAACGTGTATGAATTAGTGCTGTTTGCTTCTAAGTTCACACCAACAAAAATTGTATTGGCTCTGTTAGTTGTTGTACTACCCTGTGTTAATTGCGAAATTTTTACTGTTGACATTGTTTACCCCAATAGGATTGTTTTTCCATCTTCTGTTATTAATGTATCACCACTTTCTGTGATGAGGTCTGGTATATATGGTACTCCAGCTGAACCATATAATTCAATTTGACTTGATGATACGGTACTGTTTGCAATGAAGGTTCTTTTCACAGCCATATAAGAATTTGTCGTTGAGGTTAAATTGGCTGACAAATATATTTTTTTGTTTATATAATCAACTGTATTAACTACCTTACTTGAATTATTATCAACAAGAACAACGTCACCACGATAAACAATATCTCTTATTGGATACGCTGGATCACTATAGTTTCCATTGTTCATCAAGTCGTATAGACCAGTTAAAGATGTAATATTTAGTACGTTTGAACCGGAGTTACCTGTTACCACGGCAACGTTTGCATAGGTCAACCAAACATTACTTGCAAGTGTAACTGTACTTGTTGCATTGTTAACCGAAACAATTTCTGAATATACATTTGGTCCATTTTTAGTTTCAATAAGAATGTGTGTA